GCTGCAATGTGCCAGCGTTTTATTGGTGGGTTTTGTAGCTTTTGTAGCTTTTGTAGCTTTTGTAGCTTTTGTGGTTTTGGTTTGTAGTCTTTGCGAATCATTGTTATATATTCCCTAAGTTTTTAATTCGTTCGCTGGCTGGTTTAATCCATAGGTATTCAGACCAAAAAGGTTGAGAAGCATTCCCCGCGCATATAAACGAGTCATGCCAGCCATTAGCGGCATATTCTGTGAAGTCTTCGTCGGACATTAGTTCAGAGTCCATAAATCCAGAGTCGGCCGCATGATCTAGTGCGTCTTGTATGGTTCCGCCATAGGCAACGCAAATTAAGCCGTGTTCATGCCCTATTAGGTAGGCACTCTCTCCCCATCTAAAACCGTCTTTATTTGCTATATTCATTATGCTACCTCCATCTCATCGCGCACCAAATCGCGCAGGTCGTCTACTAACTCGACGTTTAATGCTTCCAAGTCATCACGCGATACCTCACGCACTAGATGACGCTGCACGGTTCTAGGTGAGCAGTCTTCCTCATGTGCTACAAACGCACAGAAAGATGAGATTGCTAGTGCACGTAACGCCCTGTCGTTGCCGTAGTCCCTGCGCACTCTGTCGCAGTTGTCGTGGTAGTGGCCAGCGCCAAGGTATGAACCATCAATCCAACATCTGAAAAACCGGCGATGCCAAGTGTTACAGTCTGTGATGGATTCTTTAATTTCTTTTGTTGTTGGTAAATCTCTCATTGTCTTAGTTTCCTTATTGGTTTTGGTAATGTTTCCACAATTGCCCACTGTTTGCAATGGGCAACAATAGAACATTATGCCGCTATTGTTTCGTCTATTGGTGTTACTGGTATTCCATGCTCCACTATTGCATCGTTGAAAATACCTGCTAATCCTTCGCTTTCAGCATACCACGCTTTTAATTGTTCCAGATTCTCTGGCATGTCATGCTCTGTATCAATGTCCATGCCTGCAAATGCTTCTATAGCGCGTGACATCTTGTTGTATTCGCTCCCTATGACTAGTCGCTCTGGCCAATTGTCCAAACGTACAGATGTTATCTTGCCGCCTATGTCGAGGCGCATGTTTATTAATGTAGTGAATGTGTCCATGTGTTTTACCTGTGTAGTTAATTAATTAATTTGTGCAGCCATTATGACCCAATAAACGCACAGGTCAATATCAATGTGGTCTATAAACTCTGGTTGTTATGCTTTATTGATGGTTGTAATGGTTTCTGGAGTGTGCTAGAGGAGACTAGAGGGTACTTATGTGACTCACACTCTTGCTCTTTTGTCAACTCTTGCATTCTCAGGTTGTCTCAGGTAGTCTCAGGGAGCCACAAGATGCAATAAGCGTGCCAAAGAATACCTAAGTGCAATAACCGTGCCAATGTTGACCCTATGCAAGTCTCATGCCAACTATAGGCACTGGGGTAAACTTGAGGGCCGGGGGAGGGCTGACGCTCTGTTGTATTATTATAGTACCCACTAACATACAAAATAGACCAAAATTAGGTTAAATTGACCAATAGTCCCCTCTAGTAACCTTTTGTATCCAAAAGAAAACTTAAATTTACCAAAAGACCACTAAAAGGAGTGATTTATTTGTTAATAATACAAAATAATCCTTGACTTTTAGACAAAAGTATGCTATAATCAAAAAGTATTCTTAGGAACTAAGGTAAATACTTTATGGATCAACCTAAAAGAAAAAGAGGTAGGCCAAAGAAAGGAGAAGTAGTCGCTAAAACCGCTGGGAACAGAGGTAAAGTTGGGCGTCCTAAAGGTGACGCTAGTATTATTAATGAATATAAAGCTAGAATGCTTGCTTCACCTAAATCTAACAAGGTTCTGGATAGTATCTTTAATGCTGCTTTAGATGATGAACATAAAAATCAAGCAGCGGCATGGAAACTTGTCATGGATAGGATGCTGCCATTGAGTTATTTTGAAAAGGATTCTGCTAATGGTAGACAGTCTGTGTCGATTACTATCTCAGGTGTTGGGCAAGTCGCCACAAGTATCTCTGACCCAAGTGAAGACAATACAATCGAAGGAGAATTCACAGAAAGTGGAATATAAATACTTCAAGAGAGAAGACTTTGATTGTGAAGAAACTGGTGAGAATAACATAGACCCTGAGTTTGTCAGGAAACTGGATGAGCTAAGGGAAGCCTGTGGTTTTCCTTTTGTAATCGCCAGTGGATATAGGTCGCCTACGCACTCCATAGAATCTGCGAAGGCTAGACCGGGTACACATAGTCAGGGAATAGCTGCTGACATTAGAGTCAATGGTGGCGCTCAGCGTCATAAGATTATTAAGGCTGCTATGATTATGGGATTTAACGGTATAGGTGTCGCTAAGACGTTTGTGCATGTGGATACTAGAGACTCTGAGTCTGTTGTGTGGTCATATTGATGTGTATGGGTTATGGGAACTTTAAGGGTTTATGACTGACCTAAACATAGAGCTGATACCTTGGCAGCAAGATGTATGGGTAGATGAAGCTAGGTTTCAGGTTGTTGTCGCTGGCAGACGTACAGGCAAGTCGAGACTAGCGGCTTGGAAACTTATTATCAGGGCATTAGAGTCCGGTAAAGGGCATGTCTTCTATGTTGCACCCACGCAGGGACAAGCTAGAGACATCATGTGGCAGACACTGCTTGAGCTAGGAGCGCCAGTAGTAGTCTCAAGCCACATTAACAATTTACAGATTAAGCTAATCAACGGTGCCACTATATCGTTGAAAGGCGCAGACAGACCAGAGACTATGCGTGGTGTGTCTTTGAAGTATGTAGTTCTGGACGAATACGCAGACATGAAGCCTGAAGTATTTGAGCAGATTCTTAGGCCAGCCTTAGCTGACCAAAAAGGAGATGCGTTGTTCATAGGTACACCAATGGGGCGCAATCACTTTTATGAGTTGTACCAGTACGCTTTATTAGGTGATGACCCATTGTACAAAGCATGGCACTTTACAAGCTATGACAATCCTCTAATAGACCCAGAGGAGATTAAAGTAGCTGAAAAGAGTATGTCGAGCTATTCGTTTAGACAGGAGTTTTTGGCGTCCTTTGAAGCCATAGGCTCTGAGATGTTTAAGGAGGAATGGGTTAAGTTCGGTGAGTCTCCAACTGAAGGTGACTACTACGTAGCTATTGACTTAGCTGGTTTTGAGGAAGTTAATAAACAGCGTACTAAGAACGCTCAATTAGACGAGACAGCCATAGTAGTAACTAGGGTCAACGACAACGGACATTGGCATGTGGAAAACATAATACATGGACGTTGGGAATTAGGTGACACAGCCAGAAAGATCTTTGAGGTTGTCAGAGACTACAGGCCAGTTGGGATAGGTATAGAGAAAGGTATCGCTAGACAGGCAGTTATGTCCCCGTTAACGGACATGATGAAACGATACGGCATGTTCTTTAGGGTTGATGAGTTGACCCACGGGAACAAAAAGAAGACCGATAGGGTCATGTGGGCGCTACAGGGCAGGTTTGAAAATGGGTTTATAACCCTAAGCAAAGGAGGATGGAACAGTAAATTTCTCGATCAGTTGTTTCAATTTCCTGACAAACTGACACATGATGACCTTGTAGACGCATTAGCTTACATAGATCAGTTGGCTAAGGTAGCGTACACATACGATTTTGAAATAGATGACCATGAGGTGTTGGACGAACTTACGGGGTACTAATGGCTACAAAAAAACCTAAATCAAAAGTAAATGAAGCTGGAAACTATACAAAGCCCACTATGCGTAAAAACTTATTCAACAAGATTAAGGCAGGCGGCAAAGGTGGAAAACCCGGCCAGTGGTCGGCCCGTAAAGCCCAGATGCTTGCCAAAGAGTATAAAGCCAAAGGTGGTGGTTACAAATGAGTAACCTAAAGAAACCACAGAAGTCCTTAAAAAAGTGGACAAAGCAAAAGTGGAGAACAAAGTCAGGTAAGCCTAGCACTCAAGGCTCAAAAGCCACAGGAGAGCGTTACTTGCCTGAGAAAGCTATAAAGTCATTGTCTTCCAAAGAGTACGCTGCGACAACACGAAAGAAAAGAAAAGACACAGCGGCAGGGAAACAGCATAGCTCTCAGCCTAAAAAGATAGCTAAGAAAACAAAAAAATCACGTAAGGTATAACTATGGAATACGGTGACAATGACACTCTTGCTACTGAGCAGCGTGTTGAAGATTGGGTAATAGATAAATGCAACACTTGGCGTGACCATTACGAAGCTAACTACGCAGCCAAGTACGAAGAATACTATAGACTCTGGCGTGGTATCTGGGCATCACAGGACTCAGACCGCGAGAGTGAACGAAGCCGTATAATTAGTCCTGCATTGCAGCAGGCTGTAGAATCTAGTGTTGCTGAGATTGAGGAAGCCACGTTTGGTCGTGGGACTTACTTTACAATCTCTGATGACATGGATGACCAAGATAGTCAGGATATTGTATACCTGAGAACCAAACTCCACGCTGACTTTGAAAAAACAAAGCTAAGACAGTCTGTAGGAGAGTGCCTTATCAACTCAGCCGTATTCGGCACAGGAGTTGCAGAGGTAGTGCTTGAGGAAGTCAAAGAGATGGCACCCGCTACTCAGCCCATCATGGGTGGTGAGTTGACAGCAGTAGGCGTTAATGTGACTGACCGTACAGTGGTCAAACTGCGACCCGTCCTTCCTCAAAACTTTCTCATTGACCCCATAGCCACTGATGTAGAAAGTGCGCTAGGCTGTGCGGTTGATGAGTTTGTCTCTAGGCATCTTGTAGAGGAGCTACAGGAAGCTGGCGTCTATAGGGACGTATATGTAGGTAATGCTGCGTCTGACTACGAACTAGAGCCTGACCAAGAGTTAGCTAGTTACGATGAGGACAAAGTACGTCTTACTAAATACTATGGTAAAGTACCTCGTCATCTTCTGATGAAGACTGAGCAGGAAGCACTGCTTGAGGATGATGAGGACATTGCTGAAGTACAGTCTTTGACTCCTGAAGGTGAGGAAGAAGAAGCTAATCAGGGCTACTACGTAGAAGCAATTATTGTTATTGCTAACGGCGGTATACTACTGAAAGCTGAAGAAAACCCTTACATGATGCAAGACCGGCCTATCGTAGCTTTCCCTTGGGATGTTGTACCGGGTCGGTTCTGGGGTCGTGGTGTTTGTGAGAAGGGCTATAACAGCC